ACCTCCGAAAGTAAGTAATACATGGCAAGCACATATCTTACGTTAGTTAATAATGTACTGAGAGATATGAACGAAGTAGAGTTAACAAGTTCTAACTTTGCAAGTTCTAGAGGTGTACAAACTACCGTTAAAGACTATATCAACAGAGCTATATCTGATATACTTAACTCTGAACTTAACTGGCCCTTTACTAGAGCAGAAGGATCAGTTGATGCAATTGCAGGTAAACAACTATATAGCTTTGCATCAATAGCATCTACGCTTAAGTACATTGACTATGATAATGTGTTTCTTCAACCAAAAGATTACATTGCAAATGGTGACTTTGAGATAGATGGTTCAGCCAGTATAACTAACTGGACTACAGTTTCAGGCTCTCCTGCAGCAAGTTCTAAGTTTGGCAACACACTTTTACTTACAAGTGCAAAAGCAACACAAGAAGTAAGTGACCTAATAGTAGGTAAGTCTTACGTTGTTCTTGTGCAAACTAGTGGCTCAACACTTACTTTAGATATTGGTACTAGTTCAGGTGGCACACAAACTAAGTCATCTACTCTTACCATTGCAAGTGGCAACGAAGTATTATTATCTGAAGTTACATTTACAGCCACTGCAACAACTCATTATGTTACATTTACAGAAACAGCAGGTTCTGCAGCGTATGTTAAATTAGTTCAACTAATGGAGAACATAAAAGCGATACCACTCAGGTATTTGTCTTACGAAGAATACAATGAAAGATACAGAGAAAGAGACGCTAGACCTGATACAGATAAGTTTGCTGATCCAGAATACGTATATACAACATACAACGATGAGTTAGGTCTTACACCAATACCAGACACAAGCAATAGAACATTAAAGTTTGACTACTATGTAACAAACACTGATCTATCGGCTCACGGTGACACAGGCATAATCCCGACAAGGTTTGAACCAATAATCAATGCCCGTGCAAAGTACTATACCTACATGTTTAGGTCTGATGTACAAACAGCACAATACGCCCTCAAAGAATACGAAGATGGTATTAAACGAATGAGGGTCGAACTTATAAACAGAAAGAATTACATGAGGGCAGTATAGTTGGCTGACTTAAGTGAAACCGCTGCATTTCCATTCGTCTGTGAAGGTGGATTAGTTCTTAACCAATCTACATTTATAATGAAACCCGGACAAGCTTTGGAGTTAGAAAACTTTGAGCCTGACATTGAGGGTGGCTACAGAAGGATAAATGGTTTTTCTAAGTATGTATCAGGGGTTGTACCTTTTACTTCAAATGCAAGTGAGGAAGTTCTTATGGTTGCTACTTTTGCAGATAAAGTTGTAGCAGCTAGAGGTACTAGCATATATCAGGCAACTCCCGGTGGATCATCTTGGACAAGCATAGATAGTGGTAGAACAAGTGCAGGCAAATACAGCTTTGAAAGATTTAACTTTGATGGCAACGACAAACTGATAGTCGTAGATGGTACAAATGATCCCACAGTGTTTAACACATCATTTAGTGCAACAGATATAACAACAAGTTCTGTAGAAGGTGCAAAACACGTTGTAGCTTTTAAAAATCACATGTTTTATTCTGGCATGTCTAGTACACCACAAGAGGTAGTGTTTAGTCAACCATTTGATGAAGATGCGTTTAGTAGTGGTTCAGGTGCAGGTAGCATTAAAGTTGACGACACAATCGTAGGATTAAAAGTTTTCCGTGATAATTTATTTATTTTTTGTGAGAACAGAATATTTAAATTAGGAGGTAGTTCCTCCAGTGACTTTGCTATTGTGCCAGTTACGAGAAACATCGGATGTATAAATGGTAACACAATTCAAGAATTTGCTGGTGACCTTATTTTTCTTGGTCCTGATGGCTTGCGTACCATCGCAGGTACAGCTAGGATCGGTGACGTGGAATTGGGAACTATAAGTGCAAATGTACAATCCTTGTTTGATAAAAACATATCAAGTTCATCAAAGTTTGAGTCAATAGTTATACCTGATAAGACACAATACAGAATATTCTTTTCAAAAGACAGTAGGGGCGATAATCTCACAGAAGGTGTTATCTGTGTTATGAGAGGTCAAACATTTGAGTTCTCTAAGATGAGAGGTATAAAACCTACTTGTACAGACACATTTGTATCAGCAGGAGATGTGATTGCTTTACACGGTTCAACATCTGGATACATACAAAGGCAGGAGTCTGGTTCTGATTTTGACGGTACAGTTATAAATGGTAAGTACCGTAGTCCAGACTTAACAATGAATGATCCGGGAATCCGTAAGCATATGCAAAAGGTTGTAGTTAACTACGCACCTGAATCTTCTATTGACGCAGACCTTTTTGTTCGGTATGATTATGAGAGTAGAAGCTCTTCTAGACCAGCAGCTTATCCCCTTGATTCAGAAGATATAGCAGCTATTTACGGTACATCATCATATGGAACACCAACTTACGGTGGAGCATCACAACCACTTGTAAGACAAGCAGTAGAGGGATCAGGCTTTGCAGTAGCATTGCGTGTGAACGATGGAGGAGCTACTGCACCATATTCAATAAAAGGGTTTCAACTAGAATACCAATTAGGAGCAAGACGTTAAATGGGAGCTACATACACAAGACAGTCCTCATATACTGACGGTGATGTAATAACTGCGGCTCATACCAATGACGAGTTTAATCAGTTATTAGCCGCATTTCAAGCCAGTACAGGACATACCCACGATGGTACAGCCAACGAAGGTGGACCTATAACTAAGTTATTAGGTAACGCAATTACGTTTGGAGCAGGTACTGCAGGTACAGATATAACCATTACATACGATGGCGAGACCAACGACGGTGTAATGAAATGGATGGAAGACGAGGACTATTTTGAGTTTAGTGACGACATACTTATTGCTTCTACAGAGAAGTTACAATTCAGAGACACAGCTATATACATCAATTCCAGTGCCGATGGACAACTCGACCTCGTAGCTGACACAGAAATACAGATAGCAGCCACAACTGTTGACATAAATGGTGCAGTGGATATATCAGGCAACTTAGGTGTAGGTGGCAATCTTACCGTAACAGGCACAACCACATTCAACGGTGGCACACTTACTCTCGGTGATGCCAACACAGATAACATTGTGTTTGGTGGTGAGGTAGATTCTAACATTATACCTGATGACGATGACACCCACGATTTAGGATCAGCTAGTAAAGAATGGAAAGACATCTACATTGATGGAACAGCCTACCTAGATGCAATAAACTTTAACGGTACAGCAATAACTGCTACTGCCGCTGAAATAAATATATTAGATGATGTGACTGCAACTACAGCAGAACTCAACTACAATGACACAGGTGCATCTGTAGGTACAGTTGTTGCTAGTAAAACAGTTACAGTAGATGCAAACAAAGACGTAGCATCTTTCAGAAACATAACTCTTACAGGTGAACTTGATGCAGGTTCTCTTGACGTATCAGGTGATGCAGATATTGATGGTACTCTTGAAGCCGACGCAATAACAATAGGTGGCGTAAGTTTAGCTGAGACTATTTCAGATACTGTTGGTGCAATGGTCACCTCTAATACTGAATCAGGTATCGCTGTAACCTACGATGATGCAGACAACACATTAGATTTTACTGTAGGAACACTTAATCAAGACACAACAGGTAATGCAGCCACAGCAACAGCGTTAGAGACAGCAAGAACAATACACGGTGTATCATTTGATGGTACTGCCAATATTGACTTATCAGAAGTTGTATCTGACACAGTAGGTGCAATGTTTAGTTCTAACACTGAAACAGGTATAACTGCAACATATCAAGATGCTGATAATACAATAGACCTTGTTATTGGTGCAGGTGCTGTTGTTAACTCTATGCTAGCTGATGATGCAGTAGGTGCAGACGAGTTAGCTTCTGACGCTGTAGTAACTGCAAGTATTGTTGATGATGCAGTAACACAAGCTAAGATAGCCGATGATGCAGTAGGTGCAGATCAACTTGCAAGTGATGCAGTTGTAAACGCAAGCATAGCATCAGGTGCTTCAATAGCAGATAGTAAACTTGCTACAATATCTACTGCAGGTAAAGTAGCACTGACTGCTTTAGAAATAGACGGTGGCACAGATATAGGTGCAGATTTAACAACCTCTGATCTCATCGTTGTAGATGACGGTGCAGGAGGAACAAACAGAAAAGCTGCCCTTTCGAGAGTAGTAACATTAATGTCGGCTCAAGGGTTCAGCACTGACGACCCTACTGCTCTTGCTATTGCACTCGGCTGATCTAAAATAAGGAAAAAGATATGGCAAATACATTTAAAGTAGTCACATTCGCTGCCGAGCCAAATGCTGCAGGAAGTCCGTATACAATATATACAACTCCGAGTAGTACAACTACAGTGGTGATTGGACTTATACTCACAAACATACATACCTCACAAGTAACAACAGAAGTAGAACTTGTATCTGATACGTCAGGTGGTGGTAGAGGAGCAACCAACGGAACAGCTTTCTTGGTTAAAGATGCACCGATACCCGTAGGTTCTTCACTAGAATTACTGACAGGTGGTAAGGTTATACTTGAGACAACAGACATATTAAGAGTGGACTGTTCTGTAGCAGACAAACTAAGTGGCACACTAAGTATCATGGAGATAACATAATATGGCATACATTGGCAACAACGTACCTGCTAACTTCCAAGCACCACCTGCTGTCGTAAGATTTAATGGTGATGGTTCTGATACAACCTTTGCACTAGGAAGAACAATAGGTTCAGTACAAGAAATACTTGTAAGTGTTGATGGTGTTGTTCAAGATAGTGCAGCTTATACTGTGCCTGATGGCTCAACATTAACATTTAGTGCAGCACCCTCAAGTGGTACAGGCAATATCTTTGTATACTTTCTTGAGTTATCAGCAGGAACAATAACACCTACAGCAGAGTTCAAGGGTAACTTCAAGAATGGTGGTATGTTCAGAACTAACGCACAAGCCTTAGATACAAACATAACAATACTTGCTACAGAAAATGCACAGGTAACAGGAACACTTACTGTGAATAGTGGGATTACATTGACTGTCAATGATGGTGGAAGGTTGGTGGTATCGTGAGCAGAATCAAAGTAGATGCCCTACAAGGCACAAGTGGCAGTGATACTGCTATAACATTAAGTGGTGCAAATGCTACAGTTGGTGGCACACTTGCAGTTACAGGCATACATACTGTAGGTAATAATGCCATATACACTTCTGATGGTAGTGCAGTTACACAGAATACTGTGCAAAGTTTGGTTAAATGTTGGGTTCAATTTGATGGCACAGCAAGTGGTGCAGCAGCTAGAGATAGTTTTAACGTAGGAAGTATGACAGATGGTGGTACTGGTATTTATACAGTAACATTTACTAATAATATGTCCAATGATGATTTTGCTGTTCCAGTAGGAGCACAAGATACATCTACAAGAACTAGTGTGCACACAAGTTTTGAAGGGCAAAGCACTAGTACTATATTACTGCAACACTATGAAAATGATACCTCAACAGATACTAACAGATGTGGTATAGTAGCAGCAGGAGACCTAGCATGAGTACAGTAATCCTAGACACAATCACAGGCAAGTCCACTGCAACAACCATAACCATTGGCTCAACACCTGTAGTTAGTGCAAGTGCAAACTCTATGACTATTAGAGGTGAGGGTTCAGCACAGACAAGTATACAGCAAGGGTTGTGTAAGCAATGGATAAAGTTTAGTAGTGCTGACCATTCTACAGCCGATAGTTTTAATACAACATCAATCACAGATAATGGTACAGCAGATACTACAATTACGATAGCCAATGATATGGCTAGTGCAAACTATAGTATTGGAGCTTTAGCAACTGATTATCATGTACATGAAAAAGACTATAATGGCACAGATGCTACAGCAACTTTGTATAGACTTTATACTTTTCTTGTTAGTAGCACCAATGGTTCAACGACTGCAAATGAAGAAGATAGAGTTTATGGACATATATTTGGAGACTTAGCATAATGGCAAACGGAACAATAGCATTTGATACATTATCAACAAGTGGACAGATAACAGGTACAGCTAAGTCTGTGGATACAGATTATGTTGTGAATGGTAGTGCGAAGGCTTTTCATGGTTATGGAGACCAAGCTGCTGGTACGTTAAATGCTAGTTCAGAAACACTTAATATTTCTAGCTATGAAGATACTGGCACAGGTCGTTCAAGACTAAACATTTCAAACGCAATGTCTGTTTCAAGTACATATGCAGTAATTGGTTCTACTAATGGCTATGACTATAGTCATTATGGTGTTACTAGTACACAATATGAATCAGGCGTTGTAAATAGTGGTGGTAGTTATGCTGATGGTGTAACAAACACAGTAATACACGGAGACTTAGCATGACAATAGAAACACCAGAATTTCAAGGCACACATCTTTGGGATAGATTATGTTGGGCGAAAGAAAAGCTAGAGCCTTACAGAACAGAATACTGTGTTGTATGGGAAGACCCAGAGACACCTGATGAACCTGCAAAGATTACACATCCTGACCCTAATTGGATGGCTTGTGCCTTAAAGGGTGGCATACTTCCACCTGTAGAAGCCTATTGGGAACTCAAGAAGGATGAAGAAAAGCCTGACTTTGTAAAGCATACAAGAGGTTACTTGTTACACAACACTAAACCTATTGAAGCTATGACAGAAGAAAGGGCAATAGAATATCTTATTATGAAGGACCTACCGAGACATGTATGGCAAGACTATGACAAAGCCAACAAACCTCGTATGCTCATTTGTACTAAGTCACAGTTACCAAGCACTAGAGTGTGGCGAAATGCTTGGAAGATTAATGAAGAAATAACCACGCATAATGAAGAAGCTGCTTAAAGGAGAAACCAATGGCAACAACTAACATCGTAGACAAAGATGGTAACAGTATATCTGCTTCAGATGCTACTGTTCCTTCAGACAGGCACTTCAGAGGTGCATGGTCATTATCAGGTACAACCATAACAGAAGATTTGGCTGTAGCTAAAACTATATTCAAGGATAAAGTAAGGGAAGCTAGAACACCTCTACTTGATGCTGAAGATGTAATCTATATGAAAGCATTAGAAGCTGATGATGCAGATGCTAAAGCTGCAAGTGTAGCAAAGAAGAAAGCATTAAGAGATGCTCCTGCTGCAAGTGCAATATCAAGTGCAGACACTATAGCTAAACTTAAAGCTGCTTGGGATACAAGTACATTAGGTGACAGTCCGTACGCATAGGAGTAACGAATGGCATTAACAAAAGTAGACCCTGTACATGGAATTGATTTAGCAGACAAAGAATATTTTCATGTTGACTTAACTACGGCACAAACTGGAGTAGCTGATATTACCAATACTACTGTAGATTTTGGTGGGAAAGGTACTGTTAAATATGACACAAAGTCTAATTTTGATAGTGCAAATGATGCATATCTTTTAGACAGTAGTGATGGTGTTTATTTAATTAGCTACAGCATAGGTCTACGAACTGATGACCTTGCAGATGTACATCTGATTGATGCCGTTGGATTAGTGAGAGTTGCCACAGATGGCTCAACTTTTGTACCCATACAAGGTAGTGGTGCTGTACCAAGAGATGATGATAGTGGAGAAAGTGGGTCGCTTACTCTTTCTGGAACTTTTATTTATAAAGCAACTAATGCCACGACAAAAGTTGACTTACAAGGTTTTGCAAATTTACTTGCTTCAGATACTTGTGAGTTTTCACACAATGTAAATAATTTACAAAATAGCTCTGTTACTGGTGGTGATACTGCTCGTTGTACGTTTTTAACAATAGTGAGGATTGCATAATGGCATATATAGGCAAATCTCCTTCACAGGGAGTACGTAACAGATTCCAATACCAAGC